GATCTTCTTGAGCTCCTCGCGGATGCCCTTGCCGATGTCGCCATCGCCGCCAGGCACCACCACGCCGGTCGGGTTCTGGATCAGCGCCAGACCGACGAGCAGTTTCATCACCTCCGGCGAGTTGCCGAACTTCGTGCCGTTGGGCAGGCGAGAGTCCAGCAGGCTGCCGACGAGGTCCTGCGATCCGGCACCGTCCAGCAGGCCGTTGATCAGGTTCAGGTTCCGACGGTACTCCGGGCCCCACTCGGCGCGCAGCAGATCCTCCGAGGTCGCCTTGGTCTGGTCGTCGCGCTCGAGTTGCTTCTCGGCCACCTCGGCCTGCACCTCGCGCCAGACCTTGAGCGTTGCCTTGACCTGGTCGGGCGTCTGGTTCGACCCGTGCGCGGCGGCGAACAGCTTGTCGACCAACGGCTTCTCGGTGTCGCCGATCTTCGCGTCCTTGCCGAGGTCGTACTTGTCGGCGGTCTCGGGGATGCCGAGAGCGGCACGGTACTCGGCCACCTGCTCGGCGCTCGGGTTCTTGCCGAGCACCGGCTTCAGCTCGCCGGCGGCGATGCGGTTCTGCGCCGCGATCAGCGCGGAGAGTGCAGCCTCCGGGGAGGCGTAGCGCTGCAGGCGCGTCAGCGTCTTGGCGTCCTCCTTGGAGACGGTCTCGCGCCAGTCGGCCGGCCAGTAGCCTGGCTTGGGATCAGCCGCCGCAGGCGAAGCAGCAGGCGCAGCCGGCGTGCCCGCCGCTGGGGCGGCAGGTGCGGCCGGCGCAGGGCCGGCGACGGGCGCTGCAGGCGGTGTGGCCGCGGGTGCAGCAGCGGGCGCGGCTGGTGCCGCCGGAGCAGCAGGAGCGGCCGCGGGCGCTGCGGCGCCGCCGCCAGTGCCGCCGTCGTCATCAGGTCGTTGGAGCGCGTGTCGAAGTCGGAGCATCATGGTCGGCCCTCCTCAGGGACGAAAGGTCGGCGTTGAACAGGCCGACGATCTGTTCGGCCACGAAGAGGCGGCCAAGGGAAAAAACGGTGTCTCGGTCGTTGTCGTGGTACGGGAAGTGCGCCTTGCCGGCGGCCTCCCGCACGATCCACGCGAGCGCGATCTGCTGCTGGTGCGACGACGCCTCGCCAGCGTGCAGCGCCTTGATGGCAGCGGCCACCGGCAGCGTCACCGGGGTGATCGCGTTGGCCGGCGGCGAGGGCAGCGGCTTCAGGGTCTTCGGCTTGCTCGTCATGCGGCGGCAGGTTGAGCGGCGGCCTGCGGCACGAGGCCGCTTTGACCGAAGTTCTTCGCCGCGTTGGATGCCTGCTCAATCGCGGCGAGTTTGGCGGCGCTGGCAGCCTGGTCCTGCTGCTTCTGCTTGAACTCAGTGACCTGAGCCTCGGTGTTGAGCCACTTCGCCGGTGCACCGATGCCCAGCAGCGCATCGCGCAGCGCGATCTCGCCCTTGACCACGAAGCCGGCGGACGGATCCAGCGAGATGGCCTGGCCGACCAGTTGCACGGACTCGGTGAATTTCTGGCCCTTCTGCTGCTCGATGACGTCGTGCAGCGGGCTCTCGAACGAGAAGTCGATCTCCGCGCCACGCAGGCCCTTCGGCCAGCTGCGCGGGTCGCCGAACGCATTGGCGTTGAGCATCACCTCGAAGGTCTCGTCGCAGATCGCGGCGTTGTATTCGGCCTCCATCGGCTCGAACAGCGGCAGCGCGTTGCGGATGTACTCCTGCACCCGCTGGCCCACCTCGTAGGCGGTCATCTCGGGAGCGCGCTCGGGCAGCGTCAGGGCGTCGAGGAAGAACGCGCTGTGCAGCATGCCGCGCGTGTCCTGATTCATCTGGATGCCGTAGTTGAAGCCGCGGAAGTCCTGCTCGAGCGGGCGCAGCGCAGCGCCGAGCTTCTCGTCGTACTCCTCGTCGACCCACGTGACCCCGCCGGCGTACAGCGCCAGGTCGGAGCGCACGACGTTCTGCGTCGCGATGATCGGCGGGCTGGTGGCCTTCTCGCCGGCCTCGAGCAGCGTGAAGGTCATCGCCTGCAGCAGCCGCGCGTCGGGCAGCGCGCACACGGTGGCCGGGCTGTAGCTGTACTGCGAGCCGGAGACCGTCTGCCAGCGCGGGATCACGTAGTAGCGCGTCTTGATCGGCACCTCGAGCATGAGGTGCTCGTTCTGGACGTCGTAGAACAGCGACCACCGAGGCAACGAGGTGCCCTTGTCGAACATCTCGGCCTTGCACACGATGTGCAGGCACTCGACCTCCTCGAACGGCGTCTTCTCGTTCAGGTCGTTGATCTTCTGGTGCACGCGGCTGCCGAAGACCTTGACCAGCGTCTGCGCCGTCGGCTTCCACTTGCGCGCGACGAAGCCGATCTTGCCCTCCTCGTCCTCCTGCCACGCCAGGTCGCGCAGGTGCCAGCAGCGGTACAGAAGCCCGTTCGCGAGGCGGTTCAGCTCGATGCTGATCGCGCACTGGCCGAAGGCGGCGAAGTCGTGATCGCCCTCCTTCGTGGCGCGCGTGAACAGCGTGTCCTTGTGGTACATCGCCCGGCGCTGGGTGCGCTCAGCCCACTGCAGCCACGTCTTGACCTCGGTGTTGTCCTCGTCGTTCTCGTACTTGCGCTCGGTGTGGAACCAGGGCCGCGCCGTCGGGCGCAGCATGGTGCTGAACTGGTTGCCCAGGCTGCGCCGGCAGACCACCGGGTACGAACTCATCAGGTTGGACGCGAAGTCCTGGCCCAGCGAGCGCGTGAGCGTGAAGTCGGCGCGCTCCGGGTAGAAGTTGTCCGCGATCTCCTGGTGCAGCGAGGTCAGCGGCGCCTTCTTGCCGAAGAGGGTGTCGGCCAGCTCCTTGAGCTTCTTGATGTCCATGTCAGCCCCCCAGCGTTCCGGAGGCTGCGTCGGTCAGGATCGTCGACGCGCGGCCGCGGCGCGCGGTCGCTTCGATGATCTGGCGCTTGCGCGCCTCTTCCTGCGCCTGAGCGTCGGGCATCGGTGTCGCCTTCGGCAGGTCCGGGCGCTTAGGCGCGAGCGCGGCGCCGACGACGCCGGCACCCAGCGCAGTGCCCGCCGCCGTGGCCGCGGCCTGGCCGACCGAACCGAGCAACGTGCTGCCGCCGGCATACCCTGCGCCGGCGCCGGATGCCGCGGTGGCTCCGACAACGCCGGCGGTCTCGGCAGCACCACCCGCTGCTGCTGCGGTGCCGCTCGCCGCGGCTCCCTCTGCGCCGAAGTAGCTGGCGACGGATGCGATGGACTCAGGCATGAGGAGCCTCCACGGTGAAACGGTCCCCCTCGACCTTGAGCACACACTGGCGGATGTCGATGCACAGCGGATCGCGCGACACGATCGCGATCTGCTGGTAGCCGGCCACCCGCGCCCAGTAGTTGTAGAAGCCGACCGCCTTGTCAGGCCGGCCCGCGCGAACCATCTCGACAGCGGCTCCGACGACGGCGTCGTGCGCGGCGTCGTGCTGGTGCGGCAGGATGTGGAGCGACGCGCTGTCGACGTGACTGGCGGCCGCGGCGTTGAAAGCCTGGCGCTGGACATCGATCTGCTCGTGGAACCACGCGCCCGATGCCTCGCAGGCGCCACCCAGCGCCCAGTCGAGCACGGTCATCGACAGGAACTGCAGGTCGTGCAGCTGGCCGGCGTGCGGCCAGATCCCGCGGCGCTTGAAGCGAGGACGGAACCCCATCTGCCGCGCGAACAGCGCCACGTGCGTCGTGTTGCTCGGCGCGATGGTCTCCAGCTCGAGGGCGTCGGTTTCGCAGAACGCCACCCCCAACGCGCGGTGCGATGCCACGACAGCGGGAGCGCCTCGATACGCCGGCAGCAGGCTCGTGTGCACCATGTAGCGCGACGGCTCGATGAGAGTCGCGACGAAGCAGCCCTCGTCTCCGAGCACCGCGAAGTTGGGCGCCATCGCGCGCGCGGCATCGAACGGCGGCGCGCCATCGGCTGCCCACACACGAATTGCTGGGTCGTTGCAGATGCGGCTGATCTGCGGCAGGTCGTCGGCAGTGGCCAGCCTCATCGACGGCCTCCTGAGCTGAGCGGACGACGCGGCGCGGAGATCGGCTGCCGGCCGGACTGCACGACCTGCGGACGGCGCACGATGCGGCCGCCGTCGACCTTGTTGTCCATCCAGTCCATCGCATCGGTCAGGAGCCGCGGACCCTCGAACCAGGCCATCACCACCGCGTCGCCGCGATCGGTCGAGCGGCCGAGACGCGCGCAGACATCCTCCTTCGACTCGGCCTTGATCCCGCGCGGCGTGATCTGGTACGTCGGCGCCGAAAGGTCGGCCACCAGGCGCGAGTCGGGCGGTAGTTGGATCGGGCTCCCGCCAGGCTGGCCTGGGTCGAGCGCCTCGCGGAACAGCCACAGCGCGGCGCTGCGCTTGTTGTAGAACCGCAGTTGACCATCGCGGCTGCGCTTCGTGGTCGCCTCGGCGCCCTTGTACCGGCGGCATTCCACGTTGTTGCGCATGAGCTGCTCGTACATCGGGCCGCCGTAGCCGCCGCCCATGTCGATGGTCACGAGGGCGTTGTGCAGGCGGTGCGACACCACCACGCCGGCGCAGTAGGCGCCTGCCCGTTCGGCCGGGATCTCGGCGCCCGGCACCTCGATCAGCTGCTGGAACCACCCGTCGTAGCGCGGCGCGATCACCATCGGGTCATCGCCGCCACCGGACGCATCCACGCCCATCGTGCACATCGGCACACCCATCGGGGGCTTGTCCTGCCAGCGCTGCTGCGCGAGCGTGATCCAGCGCGACGGGATGATCTGGTCGGCACCGTCCTTCAGCGAGTCGCTGAACTTGCCGTACAGCAGCTGCGATCGCAGGGGTTCCGGCAGCGACTGCAGCTGCGCGCGGTACTCCGGCGTGTTGCGCTGCGGGTTGTCGGCCAGGGTCGCCGGGATGAAGGTGTAGGACTTGGCCGTGTACGGCTCGTCGTCGAACTCGTAGACGCCGGGCCCGTCGACCCACTCGACGCGGATCTCGCCGGCCTTGGTGATGTGCACCGCCCAGCGCAGTTCACCAGGCGCTGCCGGCTTGACGTAGCGCGGGTCCAGCCACGGCGCGAACCACTTGATCAGCCACAGACCGTCGGAGGTCCGCGGCGGGTTCGAGCCGATGATCACACGCGTGCGATGTCCCGGGTCCGCGCGCAGCCAGCCGATGATGCTGCCGACCTGGTTCTCGAGGAACTCGCCGCCCTCGTCGAAGGCCATGTAGTCGCGCTCGCGGCCGGCGTGGTCGTTCCAGCTGTCCGGGTCCTTCATGCCGGCCAGCTTCAGCGCCTTGCCGTCGCCCCAGTTCCACTCGAGATCCTGGCCGTTGAAGCTGGCCGAGGTGCCGATGATCTTCTTGCCCTCTTTCTCCAGGCCGTCGGTCTGCGTGCGCTCGCGCCGGAAGATGATGCCGTTGCGGGCCTCGTTGATGCCCCAGCCGAGCTCGAGCAGCGACTTGCCGCCGCCGGCCTGGCCGCCGTACAGCAGCACGTCGGCGCGCGAGAAGTAGGCGTCTGTCTGCGGGCCCGGGTTGGGCACGAAGCGCAGCTTGGAGGTCTGCGCGACCGCGTCGGCGTATACGGC